TCCGAATACCGAGAGGGGTAATGCTATGTTATGGCGCGATATTGGTTATTTGGTTAAAGAAACAGAGAAACTCGACAAGTTCCGAAAGCCATACAGCGAAACCACACGACGCCTCGTGTATTGTAATAAAAAAAGTATCCGCCAGAGCGAATTTTACCAGGCACAGGCGCAAGGCTTTAAGCCCGAGTTAATGTTTGAAATACGTTCCGAGGAATATCGCGGAGAGGAATATTTCGACTTTAACAAAACGCGTTACCGCATTTTGAGAACATACGACAGAAACGGAGAAATTACCGAGCTCGTATGTACCTCGTTAGTGGTAGAAAATAGCCAGAGCGGCGCATAGCGAGGAGGTATGGCAATTATGAAAGCTGTAGACGCGAGCGCTTTTGTTTCAGCGATTACAAATAGAATAAACGACAATGTTTGCACTTGCTACTTTGAGGAGGCGCCTAAAAAAGCCCGTTTTATCTACGCCGTAATAAGTGGAGAGTTAATAAACGATTTAGAGGCGGCGGAAAGCGGAAAAATGATAACGTTTGACGTCGATATATATGCAGACGAAAAGGAGCCGACGGCGACGACGGAGCTCCTGGCGACGTGCGATAAACTCCAGAACGATATAGCTCTTAATAACTTATTATCAAACGAAGATGTTTTTTATGCACATTTAGGCATAGAAAGCCAGAGCGGGCGTAACGAATCCGAAGCGGATTTATACCATAAGCGCGTATCAATGTCAGCAAGAATTTTTTTTATAGGAGGCTAAATTATGGCTCAAAATTTAACAAAAGTCGAGGTTGAAAAAATCCAGATTGAGGAGAGCGTAAATTATATCAATTTTGGACTTGAAACCGAGAGAATGATAGGAATTACCCGCGGCGGCTCCGAGTTTACCGTTACGAACACAGTTCGCGACATTGAGTACGACGGCAGACGCGGCAAGACAAAAGGACTCCAGGTTATAGAAGCCCAGGAGGCAAAGTTAAAATTAACTACTATTTGCTCCTCACAGGAAAATATAGCGCTCTCTATTCCTGGTTGCGAGGTAACAGACCAGGACGGAAAAATTATCATTGAGAACGGCGACAATACAGTTATTGCCGAGGCGGACTACTTGGATAATATTACGTCCTTTGCAAAAACCCTCGACGGCAAATATAAAAAAATCACCATTAAAAACGCTATGCACGAGGGCGCGTTTACCTCAAAGGCACAGCAGAAAGCCGAGGGAGAAATAGCGTTAGAGTTTGACGCTCATTTTAACCCCTACGACGTAACAGAGAAAATCTGGCGTATTGAGGACATAGACTCTATACCCGTAGCACAGGGGGGTAAATAATGCTTACTATTCAAACTGTACCACAGTTATTTAAGATTATTTCAAAGCTCGACGCAAAGCCTATTATTGAGAGGTTAAAAGACCTCGACGTATGGGACGAAAACGCAAAAGACGAGAACGGAGAACCTATAAAAACCCTCGACAGAGAAAAAGTCGGGATTTTGGCGTTTGAAATTCTCGCCGAGGTTACTCCCCAGCTTGACAAAATCGGCGCCGACGTCCCCGAACTGATAGCGCTATATAAAAATATTTCCGTCGAGGAGGCAAATAAACTCGATTTCGCCGAGGTGCTTAACGAGCTTATTAACGACGACGGTGTAGTAAATTTTTTCAAAGTTGCGTTCAAGAAGAAAGCCGAGCAAGGGTAATTTATTTATTAAATAAATATTACTCCTGGGAACTAATAAAGCCTCTCCCTCTGTCGGAGCTCGGCTCGTTGCTAAAACTCGCAAACGAAAAAGAGTTAGAGGCTGTATTATATCCTCTCTGGCTCTCACATCATACAGCGCAACAAATAACGGGCGGAGAGGTAGTTTCCTATTCGGAACTTTTAGGACGCGTAAAGGACAAAGAGGACACCAAAGCAAAGCCTCAACGCTCCGTAAACGAAATTACAAGCGAATTTGCGCCTATAATAGAGGCTCAAAGGAGAAAGGAGGCGGCTACTAATGGCTAATATATTTTCGCTCTATGGCTCTATATTCATTGATAACGAAAAAGCGAATAAAGGCATAGACGAAACCACAAAAAAAGGCGAAACGGCGGGCTCTAAAGTAGGCTCCGCCTTTGGAAATATCGCAAAAACAGCGGTAGCAACGGGAACGGCTGTAGTAGGCGCCGCAACGGCGCTCGGAGGAGCCGCGCTCGGAGCGGCTGAAAAACTTTCAGCTCACGCCGACGAAATAGACAAAGTTAGTCAAAAGCTCGGATTATCCCGAGAAGCATACCAGGAATGGGACTATGTATTAAGCCAGGCGGGCGTAGAAATTACATCTATGCAAACAGGCTTAAAAACATTAACTAACAAATTGGACGACGCTAAAAACGGTTCCTCCTCTGCTACGGCTATGTTTGAAAAACTCGGATTATCTATGTCCGACTTACAGAATATGAGCCGTGAGGACGCGTTTAACGCAGTAATAACAGCTATGCAAGGAATGGAGGACTCGACAGAGCGCGCGGCTCTTGCTAATGACCTATTTGGAAAAAGCGGACAGGAATTAACGGCGCTCTTTAATACGTCGGCAGAGGCTACAGAAAACCTAAAAAACAAAGCTCACGAACTCGGTATGGTAATGAGCGACGAAGCGGTTACGGCGGGCGTAAACTTTACGGACGCTATGGATACATTAAAACGCTCTGGAGAGGGTTTGTTTATGTCCTTTGCGAGCGGCTTAATGCCTATAATTCAATCCGTCGTTGATATTTTAATAGCGAATATGCCTACAATACAGGCGGTAATTAGTCAAATGGCGCCTATTATAACCTCATTATTTGAGCAGTTAATGCCGCCGTTAATGGAACTCGGACAAACGCTGTTCCCGATTCTCATTGACTTGATAATGCAAATTATACCGCCGTGTATGGAAATAATATCGGCTGTATTGCCTGTTATAACGCAGTTGTTACAGATGTTATTACCGCCTATTTTGCAAATTGTAGAAATGGTATTACCGTTATTATTGAGTCTAATAGAGCCTATTTTACCACTATTAGAGCCTATTATAGCTCTGTTACAGCCGTTAATTGACTTACTTATGGCAATTATAACGCCTCTCGTTGAAATTTTGAACGCTATTCTCCCTCCTTTAATAGCGGTAATATCTAAAGTTATCGAAATAGCTTTAGTGCCTTTACAGGGTGCTTTTACCGTTTTAGCGGGGATTTTAAGCGGGACAGTTACGGCGGCGTTTGCACACGTCCAGAATATAATAGATACAGCAAAAGGCGTTATGTCGGGCTTAATTGATTTCGTAAAAAATGTATTTACGGGAAATTGGCGCGGCGCCTGGGAAGCTGTTAAAAATATATTCTCGTCCGTGTTTGACGGCATAAAAAACGCCTTTAAGATTCCTATAAATTGGATTATAGACGGTATTAACTCGTTTATTAGAGGCTTAAATAAATTAAAAATTCCCGATTGGGTTCCTGGCGTGGGCGGAAAAGGAATCAATATAGGAACTATCCCGCGTTTGCGTGTGGGTATTGATTACGTCCCGTATGACGATTTCCCCGCGCTGTTGCATAAGGGCGAGCGAGTTTTAACCGCGTCCGAAGCAAAAGCCCAGGAAAAACAGCAAAGCGCCGAAACATCAAAAACCGCCTCCCCTGTATCCCTGGAAATGAACCTCAATATAGAGAATTTCAATAACCAGAGCGACAGAGATATAAAATCCCTCATTGACGAGATTATGATTCTTATTGAGGAATATTTAAGGAGGAAAGGTTTAGTATGGGCGTAGTTGATAACTTGAATTATTTTCGTTTTGGGAGTATGGATACACGCGACAATAGTATAGTTGTACTCTCGAAAACCAGACACAACGCGCCCGCCCGAGTGGTAACGAAACAAAGCGTCCCAGGGCGGAGCGGTGATTTGATTATAGACGAGGAAAGGTTCGAGAATGTAGAAATTTCCTACACTATCTCAACCGTTCCGAGCTCGCATTTTGAATTAAAGGAAATAGCTCGTCGCCTTAAAGGCTTTTTAAGCGCGAAAGGCGGGTATTTGAAGCTATACGACTCCTACGACCAGGATTATTTTAGGTATGCGGCATTTAATAACTCCCTCGACATAGAGGAGGTTTTACCCGAACTCGGTGAATGTGAAATAGTTTTCGATTGTAAACCGTTTCAGTATGCCATAGTGGGACAGGCGCCTATTATATTGGATTCTGGAAGCATTGAGCTATATAACCGAGAGGCGTTCGACAGCAAGCCGTATATAAAAATTTACGGGAGCGGGACGGGCTCTCTGTACGTCAATAACCAGAGCTTTAATTTCTCGGATATAGACGAATACATAGAGCTTGACTCGGAAATAAAAGACGCTTACAAAGGTTTAACCCCTCAAAATAGCAAAATGAACGGAGCAGAGTTCCCTACATTCACTCCAGGAATAAACGTCGTTTCGTTTTCTGGAGGAATTACGAGCATTGAAATTATACCGAGGTGGGCGACGTTATGATTCCTGTATTATACAAAGCAACAGAAACAAAATTTAATAATAACGGCGTCGGTTTATTGGTGGATTCTATTTCGTGCAACGTTACCGAGGAAAAAAACGGAGTTTATGAGTTGGAGTTACAATACCCCATAGACGGACAGTATTTTTCCAAAATAGAGGACGGCTGTATTATTAAGGCAAAACCGAACGAGAACTCGGAGCCGCAGTTATTCTCTATATATAACCATTCAAAGCCTATCGGCGGAATTTGCACGTTTCGCGGAGAGCATATTTCGTATAAGCTAAACGGGCTCCCTGTAAAGAGGTTTAACGCCGCGGGTGTTACTCCTCTTTCGGCTATGAATACTATGTTAAATTCGGCAGCGGAAATTACAGAGCATAATTTCAAAGCCTGGAGCGACATAGCGGAGGTCGGCGCTACAGGGACAGAGGTTCCGTGTTCTGTTAGAGCTTGCCTGGGCGGAAACGAGAACTCGTTTCTCAATGTCTGGGGCGGAGAGTTTGAGTTTGATAATTTCTTAATTAAGCTCCACGCCTCCAGGGGCAAAAAAACCGACGTCGTTATAGAGTACGGAAAGAACCTCACCGACGCAAAACAGGAGCGAAATATAGCCGCGGTATATACGGGAGTTTTGCCGTATGCGCGCTATACTCCAGAAAGCGACGAGGAGGGCTCCGAGGAACCAGAGGAAATTATAGTAACACTCCCAGAAAATATTATATATTGCGAGAATCCGAACCGTTACGGTATGCCGAGAGTTGAACCGAAAGACTTTACGGACGAGTTCGAGGACGACGAGCAAATTAACGTAGAAAACCTCCGCCGAAAAGCGGTAAATTACGTTAATAGCGGAATAGATACGCCGAGCGTAAATATTACAGCCTCATTCGTTCAATTATGGCAGACGACGGATTATAAAGACATAGCGCCTCTCGAACGAGTGAGCCTATGCGATACTGTTACGGTGAGATTTATAAAACTCGGTATAGATGCCGAGGCACAAATAATTAAAACTGTTTTCGATTCTATCCAGGAGCGCTATATTTCCGTAGAGATTGGCGACGCAAAGAGTAATTTTTCGGACACAGTAAACAACACAAAGGCAGAAATAGAAGCGGTTAAGGAAGCGGCAAAAAAAGAAAGCTCCACCGCTCAAAAACGTTTAGAGCAAGCCATTAAAAACGCTACGGAGCTCATAACGGGACATAAAGGCGGCTACGTCGTTTTCAATCCCTCCGAGCGTCCACAGGAAATTTTAATAATGGATACTCCAGACATAAAAACCGCTAAAAGCGTTTGGCGTTGGAACTCCGCGGGGCTTGGATATTCCTCGACAGGATATGCAGGCGAATACGCTACAGCTATAACAATGGACGGCGCCATAGTCGCCGACTTTATCACAGCGGGGACACTTAACGGCTCGCTCATTCAAGCGGGAACCGTCAGCGCCGAGGCAATCTCCCAGGCGTTCAAACAAGCAATCTCCGACGAAATAGACGGCGACGTTACCGCCGCGGCGCACACTTTAGAGCAAGCGTTCATTTTGGCAAACGGAGAATTACGTTCCGAAATTTCGGAGGTAAAAACGTATTCCGAGGAAACTCGCACTTTAGCTGATGAAGCGGCGCAATCCGCCGAGGATAACGCAAACGCCGCAACCGACGAAAAGCTAAAATCCTACTCTACTACTGTAGAAATGAACTCGGCTATAGAGGTTGTAAGTAATCGGCTCTCCTTATTGGTTACAGAAACCGAAAACGGCGACATTATAAATAGTGCGAGCATTATTGCCGCAATAAATGACGACGATAGCGAAATTACGCTCTCCGCAAATAAAATAAACCTTACAGCCTATCCTAAAAAACAAGATTTGAG